GTCCATATCAGTTGGTTATCTTCCACTTCCTTATTGGAATCTCTGCTTACATGGGCAGACAGTGGGAGTTATCATACCGCTTAGGTATGAGACCATGGATCTGTGTTGCATACTCTGCACCAGTATCTGCTGCTTTCGCAGTGTTCTTAGTATATCCATTTGGTCAGGGATCTTTCTCTGATGGTATGCCTTTAGGTATCTCAGGTACGTTTAACTTCATGTTCGTATTCCAAGCAGAGCATAACATTCTTATGCATCCTTTCCATATGGCAGGGGTAGCAGGTATGTTCGGTGGATCACTCTTCAGTGCTATGCACGGTTCTCTAGTTACATCTTCTCTAATCAGAGAGACAACAGAGAATGAGTCTCAGAACTATGGTTACAAGTTTGGTCAAGAAGAAGAGACCTATAATATTGTTGCTGCTCATGGATACTTTGGTAGATTAATCTTCCAGTATGCATCGTTTAACAACAGTAGAAGTCTTCACTTCTTCCTCGCTACATTCCCAGTTGTATGTGTTTGGTTAACTTCTATGGGTATTTGCACAATGGCATTTAACCTTAACGGATTTAACTTTAACCAATCAGTTGTGGATGCAAACGGTAAGGTTGTTCCTACTTGGGGCGACGTACTTAACAGAGCAAACTTAGGTATGGAAGTTATGCATGAAAGAAATGCACACAACTTCCCATTAGACTTAGCATCTGCTGAGACTTCCGAAGTTGCTTTACTTACTGCACCTAGCGTAGGGTAAAACCAAATTCACTTTTTGATTACCAAATACCCCGAAAAAATTTCGGGGTATTTTTTTCACCAGGAGGATTTTAAAACGTGACGGACATGAGAGATTGGGAAACACACGACGACATACAAAAACCAATGGACATTAAAAGACACATCGAATGCTTTCCCCAAGAATACAAAGCAATGATGAAAGGGAAACTATCTAAACAACAGATAGAAATTTTAGATGGAAGAGATTTAAAATCAGATGAGGGTATGGTCTTTGGACAGATGTATGCAGATTGGAAAGAGAAAAAGAACCCTCATTGGAATCAAATAAATAAAAAGAAAGACTAAATTGTAATGAGTGTCCAAGGACATACCTGTTACGGAGGATCAGGAGATAATGTTTGGGTGGCAGGGGATGACATTCCTTTGCTACCCGATTCTGCTATTCCAGGACAGAACACTAGATCTACTCAGGGTTCACCCGAACCACCGATAGTTCCACAACCAGGAAGTGAGATAAGACAGGTTGTTGGTAACTGTTATAGTCCTAGTGCACCTGTACGTTTAACACCAGACACTACACCTGACATACCTAGAACTACACAAGGACCACCTGTACCTGCACAGGAAGAACAAGCAGGAGAAGTTATAAGAGCTATCGTTGCACGATGTTACCCTGCAACTGCACCTAAACCAGAACCCCCTGCAGATGTACCGATAGACCCAAGAATTGTTGGTCCTATAGATCCCTGTAAATTATTAGAACCTATTAGGGAATCATTCCCTTCACTAGAGTTTCCTTTCTGTCCTAATGATTGGACGTGGGATATACCTGTACCTTGGGCACCTGATGGTCCTTATATTGGTAAGGGTAGTGATTGTGATAGAGTAATTGCAGGTCTATCTAATGGTACTGTTAGGAAGTCAGAGGATAGATTAAAAGTAAACATATATGTAGAGATACTTACAGGTCAGGAATTATATTGTGATCTAGGAGAGAACAGTGGAGATCAAGACTGGGGTGAGTGTGTAAAGGATGCTATCGATTGTATCTTTAAACCATATGTCACAGGTACATGGAGAACACCTGCTGCTGATTGTGATACACAGTACTTCCGTGGTCAGAACTCAGATAGTGGTGAGATATGTGTGAAGAATTGCTATCCACTTCGTGTTCCCATCTATGAGTATAAGAAAGGATCATCACCAGGTAATGTACAGATCATGCCTTTCGGTAATGGTTTCCACAACAAGAGACTATGTACCACAGATACATCAGGTAACTGGACACAAGAGAAGGTAAGATGTGAGGGTGGTAACGCAGTCTTTAACAGTACAACTACACAGACTCAGACATTTACATCTAATGGACTGACGATAACAGTCAAGGTCACACCGATCAATGATGGTGGTGAGTATGATAGTAGATGGTGGGTGGAATCATTCAGTGGTACCATGCCAGCTGTCGGTACTACATGGAATCATTCATGGAATGGAGGTAAAGGTACTGTTAGTGTCAAGGTAACTATCATAGAAGGACCAGGCTCAGGACATGACACTGCTTATGGTAGAGAAGAGATAGCACCTGCAGGATATACATTAGCTAACACCGAACCTGCTTTTTATATACTTGATAGGAAAGCAAGAGAGTCAGTACCTCTCTTTAAGTTCTACTCCATACCTAACGTTGATACATTCATGACAACTAATCCAGGTTCACCTGATAGTGAAGGAGCAGGTGAACGTGCGACTATGGATGCACAAAGTATGGGTCAAGGAGAGATACTAGGATATGTTTACAAGAATAAAGAGGATGCTATTCCTTTCCTAGCAGATGATGAAACTATCATGCCATTGCATAGGTACTACGCAGCTAGTTCTGTACCATCACTCAATGATCACATGTATTCATTGCAGCAGATGGATATTGAGCAACCTCCTCAGTATGGTAGAAGATTAACTTATAGATTACCTAACAACCCTAAGACATCATGGATCGTCAGTTATAAGATGGTCAAACCTAGTGCAGCGTATCAAAACTCATGGGGTGTGTACATTTCTAACTCAGATGCTAGTGAAATATTCTGGACTAAGACTATTAAGGCTAACGTTAATGTGAATAGTGCTTACGGACAGTTTGAGATACCACTGACTGTTCTGAAACAGTATCCTAATCAGAGGATGGGATTCTATTTAATACCTAACGGTAACAACTATGGTGTGAGTGACAACGATAGTCCTTCTTTATATGCATCTGGTTCTGGATGGAAGAGATCTGGTGGTAGTGCACAGAGTGATTGGGTATTCTTCTCAGATCCATACATGAATCCTGATAATAGAACTAAGACACGATGGGTTGGTGACAACTGGCAGTGGTGGGAGGATCTTCTCAATGGTGACGATGATTACACAGACTTTAAGGTACACTATGAAGTCCTAGCACCAGGTTCTGCATACAAATATGAAGGTGTGCAGTGTTATGTTTATGAAGACCCTAACCCACCAAGGATTACTATACCAATCAAGACTAAAGATAACTGTGCTACTCAGACATTTGATGGTGAGTTTATGGATGTTGCACTCACTAGATCAGAGTGTGGTATTGATAACCCATCCTACACAAACGGAGAAGTATCAGTACAGTGTGGTACATGTACTGGTGGATATGTTATAGAAATTAATAGGACACAGAGTATCAAAGCATTGAGGAATGGTAGGTTCCAACTCAAAGCATTCGGTTCTATCATTACTAACACCGACACTGACTGCTTGACATTCAGGTTTACCCTGAAGAAGAATGGATCATCTGTCGTGGATGAAACGTATGAGGTAGCTACTTGGCCAAACGTTGGTAACAATCTAGGTAGTGAGTTCACTGTAGAGGAGGGTGATACACTGACTCTAAAGGCAGAGGATATTCTTAGTGGTCCTCCATTCGGTAACGTTAGTGTTACTATGGCAATGTTTGAGGTCAACAGACAGGAGTTTGAGACACCAGTATCATTCCAGTTAGGTGCTATCGCTAGTGATGAGGTAGGACAGAGTGCTACTGAGGTTGCTTCTAATAGTCCTACTGGTTCTTCTATCAAGAAGATGTCTATACAGTTATGGAATCATCAGACAGAGGACTGGTCTGCTAAGGTCACAGTCTGGGATAACGGACAGGTTAATACTAATGCTAACTGGAACAGTCAAACCTATGATGAATCAGATGGTAACGCTTCTAGTTTCAGTGACACATATTATTCTGGTGATCCTAATAGTATAGGAAACTGTATGGGTCTAGCACCTTGTCCTTACCCACTGTATGAGAACACATCAGGTAATAATGTCATCAATCGTAACGGGTTAATCCTTTCTACCCGTATTGATAATTACAAATCATATAATGCAGCACATAATGGTGGTTGTTTCTACAACACACTGTTCGAACATGGTAGAGGACTGATAGTTAGACCAGTTAATCAACTGTCAAGTTCATCTAACCTTAAAGGTAAGTTAGATAAGTGGTCTCATCATTCCTTTGGATCTGGTATTACATCATGGTATATGCAACCTGCACTCACCATGGCAAGCAGTGCAACCAATGCACTCCAAGATATTGATGCGTTCTACTCAGCAGGTATCCAAGCATGGAGTGGTGGCACTACTGGATCACCTTATGGTGGACAGTATAGTAAGCAATGCTTTATGCATGACTATGTGTTAGGTAAGGATGCTTCTGGTTCTAACATGTCAGCGACTGATAATGATCCTACAGGTAAGATACGAGTAGCAATCTGGCCATATGCAGAGGAGAGTTCACCAGGTAACAGAGACTACTGGGGTGCAGCAATAGAATTATTTGATTTAGTTAATGCAGGTACTGCCTATGGACAAGGACAGCAATTTGAGTTAGAATGGCCACCTGAGCAACCGAAGGGTGGTACATACCAGTCGTTGCCTGGAACTACACCTTATTATCCTAAGGATGATCCAAGTTATTCATTCCCTAATGAAATAGTAGTTCCAGTAAGAGCGTCCGATGATGACGATGATAATAGGTTCACCCCTAGGGAAGCCTTCTATCAGGAGTCACATAATAGGAACTCAAACATTTGGGTACTGTGTCAACACAAAGTACACAGGATTAAATTTAGAATCACAATCGATGAGGTGACTTAATGGGAGATGGTTTTGGAGAGAAGAAGACTAAGGCAGACCGTGATCTCCTTTCTTCTACTAGAGAACTAGCAGCATTACATAAGGTACTGAAGAAGTACCCTGACGATTCTGCAGGACGCAGGAAGATGCTTAAGCGTATCAAGAAATACTATCGTGGTCCTTTTGCTGAGATAGATAGGATTGATATGAAAGCACCTGTCTTACCTACTGAACAGATCTCTACTGATGAAGAGATAGAACAGTTCGAGAAAGATATGGTGACTGAACAACAAGCACAACAGTTCAGAGATAATTTAAGGAAGAGTTAGTATGTGGTATGTATTATTTTGGACAGTGATTATCATGTATGTCCTTGTCAGAATTGGCACATTTAAAAAATGAATATTAAAGTGGAGTCTATTGGACCTGAGATTTTCATGGTCAGGTTACCTCCTGGCATAGTGGGAGAGGTTTGGTTGATGGCAGAAGCATGTAGGAAGATCAAAGAACATCCTCTGGCACCACTGAAGGCACATGAGAATGCAGGGTTTAGTAACGATGGTGAACGTGGTAACAATTATCAGTGTGCAATACCACCTCAGATGGTGGATGATTCATACTTGTTGCCACTCATCCTAAGAGTAGTTGCTAGTGAGTATGGTGGGCACCATCGTGACTATAAGATACCAAGATATCAAGGTCACTTCGATGCTTATGATATCTGGACAAACTTTTCATATAAAGGAGACTACAACCCACCTCACATCCATAGTTCCACTATCTCAGGTGTGATTTATGTTAAGAATCACAAACACCCTACCATTTTTACCGATAGTGGTGTACAATATGCAGGTGATGAGGGGACAATGGTTTTCTTTCCATCCGATACAGAACACATGGTAATGGAACAAATGTCGGACGAGGAAAGGATTACTATTGCCTTTAACGTGTCATACTGGAAAGCTTGACACCTTCATGACCCTGTGTTATGATGCTCAAATGTTACAACTGTCACATCCCTAGAGTGTGCCAGTTGTATAAATAACTTTACATACTGTCACAGGACTCGAAAGATCGTAACCCTGCGTCGATGTAATAAACATTCCCATGTCGAGGGGATGTAACATCCGCAGGTCTTTTTGTACTTGCGAGACACTCTACAATTAACATGTCTATTAAATCAACAATCGCTGCAGTAGCAGCAACTCCTCTTCTCGTATCTGGTGCAGCTTTTGCTGGTCCATATGTGAATCTAGAGGCAAACGGTTCTTACCCTGATGGTACTTACACATCTGGTGCTTTAGAAGCACAAATTGGTTACGAAGGAGAAACTCCTGGCGGACTTGGATGGTATGCATCTATTGGACCTACTGTAACTCACACTGAGTCTACTGATGACTTCGGTGATGTAGAAATCGCAGGTTACCTTGGTGGATCTAAGCAGATCACTGAAAAGGTTGGTCTTTATGGCGAGATCTACGGTGTTTCTAACGAAAGCGACATCGACTTCTCTGGTAAGATCGGAACTAAGTTCACATTCTAAAACCGAGTTAGAATATAAAACTAAATAGGGATGTCAAAGACATCCCTTTTTTATTTCCTTTAAGAACTATGAGCAAATCACCTGGTGGCACCGTCATTTATACTAGAACTGGTTGTCCCTATTGCACTAAAATAAAAGAGGTGTATAATATGAACGGTTGGACATTCACAGAGTACCAACTCAACGTTCAGTACACCAGAGCACAATTTAAACAAGAGTTTGGATCGAATGCTACCTTCCCTCAAGTTGTAATCAACGGACAGAAGATGGGTGGTTGTACTGAAACAGTAAAATATTTAAGAGAATCTAAATTATTGTAATGCCAAACTATGACCCCGCCAATGAAATGCTTTACTCCTTAATCGATAGAGCATTGGATACAGCAGTGATGGAGGGTAAGTTTCTTTTTAGTATGGAGAACTACCTTAAGGGGCATTCATATACTCGTAGACAAACTACTGAGTTGTTGGAATCATCGCCCTTTGGTGAGATAACATCTACAATAGATGAACTGGACGGTTATCTACATGGTGACAAGATGCTTAAGGAAGCGTATGGTCATGTAACAAAACCTAACGCAAGAAAAATACTTAAGTATCTAACTAAGATCAGGGATGAAGCAGTGACTTATCATGAGTCACGCAAACCTGGTAGACCTAAAGGTGCAAAGAATAAAAAGAAACGTACTAAATAAGACAGACATACAAGGAGGAACACCTATGGATCAGATTGCTTTTTACTATCTTGCGTTCTTCCTAACAATCGGTTCCTTTTTACTAGGATTTGTAGTATCATGGAACCTAAAGCATGTTTTTGATACATGGGAAGAGAAAGCAGACTACGCTGAACAAATCTTACATCCTGAGATGTACGATGCTGATGGCGAACCCTTAGCATCTCCTGATGAGATACTATACTTGCGTTTTACCGATGTATCTGATACAATAGATGACGAAGAAGATTAAGTT